GCGGCGCTGCAGAAGGCGCTGGCGAGCGCGCGGTAGGGGAAATGGAGAAACATCGTGTCCTGGAGCTATTTGCCGGAGCCGACGACCTCCCGGTCGCCGTGCGGATGCATGGCGGATGCTGTCAGGCGGATGATCGGGTGAGTTCATGACCACCGCCACCCTCACCGAACTCCAGACCGAGCGCGCGCGCCTCAAGGCGCTTGACGCTCGGCGGGAGTTGGACGAGGCCACCGCCCAGACGCGGCGCGCAGACGACTTGCTGCGTGCCGCGCTGGCGGTGCGGGCGGTGCTGATGGACGAACTGCGCGCGCTGCCGACGCGCCTGGCGCAGGCGATCGACGGCGAGCACGACGAAACGCGCGTGCACTACCTCCTCTCCGACGCCGTGCACACCCTGCTCGATGGCATCGGCCGGCGCGCGGAAGCGGCGAGCAGCGATCTGCCCGAGTTCGGCGCTCGCTTTCGGCGGGGATCCCGGCCGCGCGCGCTGATGACGGTCAGCCAGTGGGCGGACAAGCACCGCTGGCTGGTCGCCGGCACCAATGCGCCCGGCAAGTGGCGCACCGACTTGACGCCGTACTTGCGCGACATTCAGGACGATCTGTCCGAGCACTCGCCGGTGCGGACGGTGGTGTTCATCAAGTCGTCCGGCGTCGGCGGCACCGAGGCGATGTTCAACTGGCTCGGCTACACCATGGCGCACCTGGGGAACCGCGACATGCTGGTCGTCGTGCCGAGCCTCGAACTTCGCGACCGCTCTTTCAATCCGCGCTTGTCCAAGATGATCACCGAGAATCAGCAGCTCGCCGATCTGGTGAGCCGCGCCTCGCGCAGCAGCGCGAACCGGGCCGACATCCTCGAGTACGGCGCCAACGCTCGGGTCATCAAGGCCGGCGCCAACAGTGCCGACTCGCTGCGCTCCGATCACCTGCCTTACGTGATCTGCGACGAAGTCGACGCGTACAAGTGGGACGTCGGCGGCGAGGGCGACCCGATGACGCTGATTGAGAACCGGCAGCGCACGTACTCGCGCGCCAAGACCTTCCTCGTCTCGACGCCGACCGTCGCCGACGAGTCGCGCATCGATCAGGCGTACCAGCGCAGCGACCGCCGCCGCTACCACGTGCCATGCCCGCACTGCGGCGATTTCCATCACCTCAAGTTCAGCAACCTCAAGTACCGCACCGAGATTGCCGAGGAGCCCACGCCGGGGGCCGCCGAGACCAAGGTCGTCGTCGACGCCTGGTGCGTCTGCGAATCCTGCGGCGCCGAGATCCTTGAAGGCGAAAAGCCGACCATGCTCGCCCGCGGCCGGTGGATCGCCGAGCGCCCGCGCGTCAAGCTGGTGCGCGGCTATCACATCAATTCGCTCTATGCCCCGATCGGCCTCGGGCTGGGCTGGCGCCAGATCGCGCAGAAGTGGGTGGACGTCCAGGGCGACACGGCCGCGCTGAAGGCGTTCGTCAATACCTACCTCGGCGAAGTCTGGCGCGAAGAAGGCGATGGCGCCGACGCCGCAAGCGTGCTCGCGCGCGTCGAGCCGTACACCATTGAAACGCTGCGCGCCGCCCGCAAGGTCCGCCGGCTTACCGCCGGCGTCGACGTTCAGAAAGATCGCCTTGAATGCTCGCTGGCGGCCTGGGGCGACGGCGAGGAAGGATGGCTACTCGATCACCAGATATTCCCCGGCGACACGGCCACGCCCGGCCCGTGGGACGACCTTGACGAGTACCTGCGCGACGCGCGCGTCGCCATGGTGTGCGTCGACGCGGGCTACAACACCTCGATGGCCATGGCGTTCTGCTCCGGCAAGAGGTGGGCCTTGCCGACCAAGGGCGTCACCGGCATGGGCCGCCCATTGATCGAGGACGAGCGCCGCCGCAAGATGCGCCTGCGCGTGCGCCGCAAGAAGGGGCAGCCCATCGAGCCGCTTGGCGTCGATCAAGCCAAGGCGCTGATCTATGCCCGCCTCAAGCTGCCGACGCCTGGCCCTGGCTACCTGCACTTTCCGGTAGACCCCGCCTTCGACGACGAGTATTTCGCGCAGCTCGCCGCCGAGCAGCTGGTCAAGCGCATCCGCGGCTCTCGGGTTTTCAGCGAGTGGAAGCAGATTCGACCACGGAACGAAGCGCTTGACTGCCTGATTCTCGCGCTTGCCGCGTGTCGTCTGGCCGGGCCGCTGGCCACCGGAGCCAGCACACCACCAGACAGCGTTGCCGCTGATCGCGCGGACGGCAAGGCGCAAGACGCGAATGTGCCCTTGCCGAGCGACAGCAGCCACGTCGCCGCGGCTGCCGATGCTTCGGCCTCCACCACCGCAGCCGACACCGCCGCGCAAGTCTTCGCCGCGATGATGGCCGCTCGCGCCGCAAAGTCCCGTGTCCGGCGATAGCCTGCGCGAAATCATCGAGACCGCCCGGCAAGCGCTGCCGGAGGTTCCCGCGGACGTGTGGGACCGCTTCGAGGCCGCCGTGCGCCGCGAGCACGGCGCCACGCGAATCTACATCGCCGCCCACGCCAAGCGCCGACTGCTGCGCGAGATCGCCGAGCCGGCGGCTGAAGAAGACGCCGCCTCACTGGCCCTTCGCCTCGGCGTCAGCGTGCGACGCGTGCAGCAATTGCGGCAACTGTGCAAGTAGACTATTGTTTATTTTTGATTGGGGTAACCATGGACTACCTAGAACTCATTGAGCACAGCTATGCAGTGGAGGCAGAAGAAGGCGGAGAACAGTATAGCCGCCTGGAATACCTGGGAGAGCACATATTTGACTTTACGACCTACGACACAAGAATGATGGAGCTATTTACCAAGATGGCCGTCGAGGTTTGCGATGCAATCACAAATCGGACGACTTTCGACTATATCAAGGCTGATGACAAGTATTTGTGGTATTTGCTAATGTGCAATATGCCGTTTTTCATGTCGCGACTTGAGTGGGGTAGCTCAATGCGTGGGGCGTGGTGGAATGGGGAAAATGGAGTAATCGAGATAAGCAGTTGCGGGCTTTGGTATGGCTACGAGCAGAAACTGGAGCCAATGCGTTTTAGTCGCAAAGAGTGGGATGCCTTTATTCGCGCTGTAGTTGTTTTCTCTGGCGGGGAAACTCAGAAGAAGCAGGGATAAATACAGTGAACACCAACCCATCCGAAACCGATCCCGCCCGCGTCAAGCGCCTGGCGGAAAAGCTCGCGACCATGGCCTTTGCCATGGAGTCCGGAGGAGGCGAAGCCGCCACGCTGTTTCTCGCCGCAGAAACGCTCGACGCGCTCGACGGCGCCCTGCGCAAAGAGCGCGAGACATCGATGTGGCTCGACTCCGCCATGCACGATATCGCCGTCCTGCTCGGCGGGGGACAAGTCAGCCCCTACGAGCGCACCGACGACCCGATTGCCCTGGCGCGCAGCAAAGCGGGGTATGCGTGCCTTGCGGTTTCGCGCGTAAAGCACAACAATGAAAAACAGCGCATCTAACGCAAAAGTCGGCGCGCCTAACGTTCGAGCTAACCGCGCCAATGACGGCGCTACAGGAGAAGGAAAATGGAAAAAAAGAAACCCGCTGGAACTTGTCAGGTTGATCGAGTAGTTAGACGCTGGGCTGTTGCTGCGCTTGTGTTGGCATGCTCTGGCTGCAGCGTCGAACAGCGCGAGGCTGGCGCCGCGCCGAAGGGCTGGAAATCGTTTGTGGCTCCAGGAAACGTCATGACATACGTTGCGCCTGTGACGATGGACGACGGCACCCGATGCGTGGTGACGTTTGGCAACAGCTCTGGGAGCGGCGTGTCTTGCGACTGGTCTAGCGCCAAGTAGCGCAGACCGCTGACGTAACCGGTATTGCGCCAGAGAAAGAGCAACCATGAGCGAAGAAATGCCGCCGCAGCCTCCTTGTCGTGCCGACGAAATCGAAAATCTCGCTATAGCCGACATAAAGGCGCATTTAATTCGACCCTGGCCACTTTCTCCCTGCAACAATGAAAAACCTCGCATCTAACGCAAAAGTCGGCGCGCCGGAACGGCGTTTGCTGGGCTAACTTTTTTTTGACGATTGATATGTGACAAAATGGCACAAATCGACCCCAAACTGCAAAAGCGCATTTCCGCGGCAATCACCGAATTTGCGGACAGGCTCAGGAATCTCGGGCTGGCATCGGGCGCCGCTGCGCTTGCCGTGCAGGACATGGCAATTGAACTGGACAAAGACGGACGCAAAGCGGCCGAATGCGCTGCGGCATCAGCGATCGAGAAAGCGCGGAGGTGATGCCGAACGCATGAATTGAGGCGCCTTCGCGGCTTTATCGCGAAGGTCGCTTCGAATGAAATGTTATGGCGCATTTTTAATAGGAAGAATTGATGAGTAAAGACGAAATAGCGAACCCGTGCAACTTACGAGCATAGTCGGCCGCCCGGCGAAATTTCTTGCCTATTCCCGCGCGCCAGGGTCAGCCACCATGACCCCCCATGACCCTGGCCATCCCCGAAACCGAACCGCTTTCTATCCGCGCCGGCGACTCCCTTGCCTGGTCGCGCTCGCTCCCCGAGTACTCCGCCGCTGACGGCTGGACACTCAAATACCGCATTCTCTGGACAACGGGCAGCAGCCCGGTCAGCTTCTCGGCTGCCGGCGTCGGCACGCAGCACACCGTCAACCTCGCCGCGGCCGTGACGGCCGCGTGGGCCGCTGGCCGCGCCACTCTGTTTGTGTTCGTCGAGCGCCCCATTGCCGGCCCGGCAACCGAGCGCGTCTCGCTCGAAACCAAGACCATCGAAATCGCGGCCAACCTGGCCACCGCGACCACCTTTGACGGCCGCAGCGCCAACGTCAAGGCGCTCGACGACCTCAATGCCGCCATGGCCAGCTACTGCACCGCCGGACATGGCCCTGTCGCCGAGTACCAGATCGGCGACCGCCGCATGAAATTCCGCAGCACCACCGAAATTGCCGAGCTCATTGCCTACTACGAGCGCCAAGTCGCGATCGAGCGAGGCGGACGGCGAGCCGTCTATTACCGCGGCTGACCAGGAGCCCACGACATGCGCTTCCTCGACCTCCTCGCCAAGCCCTTCCGCCGCGCGCCGCGCGAAACCGCCGCCGATCGCGCCGCGTGGATCGACGGCGCCGTGCGCCACCTCGCCGCGCAGTCTCACCAGGCGAGACTGGCCTGTCTGCGCACTGCCTCGCGCAGCTTCGAGGCTGGCGAAACGCCGTCATGGGTCTCGTCCTGGGCGACGACCGCCGCCGGCATCAACGAGGATTTGCACAACCAATTGCCGGCGATGCGCGCCCGCTCGCGCAACCTGGGGCGAAACAATGAGTGGGCCAAGCGCTACCGGATCCAACTCGTCGACAACGTGCTCGGCTCCGCCGGCATCCGCCTGCAGATGCGCCTGCGCCAGGCCGCGCGCGGACGGCAGCAAGCCGCCGGCACCGCTCCCCTCGACAGCGAGGCCAATGCGCTCCTCGAAGCCGCGTGGGCCAGGTTCGGCAAGCGCGGCAATTGCGAAGTCTCCGGCCGCCTCTGCTGGAAAGAAATCGAGACCCTGATGCTGTGGTCTCTCGCGACAGACGGCGAAATCCTCTACCGATTCCGCCCCGGCGCCGGGCCGTTCAGGATTCAGCTCCAACTCCTCGACCCCACGCTGCTCGACGTCACCGTGCGCCGCGA